GAGGCGGAGCAGGGCCCCGGGCTCGAGCCGGCGCGCGCGCCCGCCTACGTCGAGGGCCGCGGCCCATTCCTCGACGTCGTGGTGGTGGTGCGGGAGCGGGGAGCGCGCCCCGAGACACCGGCCCATGATATGCGCGACGTCGCGGATCGAGGTGCCGATAGATGATCCCGTCATCGCGACGAGAAGCACGCGGGGATTCTGGCGGAGGTACCGGAACACGCGGCGCGTGACGGCGGCGGACCTGTTTTTCAACGCGTGCGCTTCGTCGACGATGATCAGATCGGGCGCGTACGCCTCGAGGAATCCCGCGGCTCCGACGCGAGACATACGCTCGAACGACTCGACGCGAAAGAACGACGGGAGGATCCAGTTTTTCCGATACTCGATCTCTTCGATCTTCGTCTTTTCGACTAAGCTCGCGCGGGTCAAGATCAGGGGCCGGACGATCTCCGGACGCATTCTCGAGGCGAGAAGGGAGATCAGGGTCTTTCCGGCTCCGACGGGGAGCGGGAGATAGGCTCCCCCGTAGATCCCGATCTCGAGAAGCGCTAGGGCTTGGTGCTCCAGGAGGGTCTGCGTCCCCGCCGGGGTCCGGAGCGCCGCGGTCAGATCGCGCGCGACCCCGCGCGCATCCTCGAGGCCCCACGAACGCCGCGGGACCGAGAGGATACGCTCAAGATCGGCGGAGGGTTGGACTCCGCCCGCCACGCTACGCGCCGATCAAGGCGCGGAGGGCGTCACCGGCGGCGTGGATCTCCTCGACGGCGCGACCGAGCCGATCGAGCGCGGAGCGGATCGCGGCGGCATCGATTGCGGGTTCGACGCGCCCCTCCGTCTCCGGGATCATGCGGAACCCGGCGACGACGTCCTCGGGGGTGAATGGTGCGGCGGGCTCCCCCGTCATCGTCACGAGCGCCCCGGCCGGGATCTCCGACGTCGCGACGATCGAGACCGTCGGCGGGCCCTCGGGGTGCTCGTGATCGTACTTCTCGAGCATGGCGACGATCGCCGGGAGCCCGTGTCGCGACGACGCAGTCAGGAGCCCGCGGCGGACCGCTTCGGTCTTGGCTTCGTCGCGCGTGAGGGCCGCGTAGCGTCCGGACGACGGCGGGGTGTCGTCCCGCTTCGGAGGCGCCGGCGGGCCCTGCGTGCCGTCGTTCGGTGCCCCCGCGGCCTCCGGCGGGTTGATCGGGTCGGGGCCCTCGAGGGCGACCGAGGGGGCGGCGGGGGCTCCGACGAACGCGAATGCGTCCGGGTACGCCTCGAGGCTCCGGATCGTCGTGTCGAGGCTGGCGAGGTCCGAGAGAACGCGGCCGCGGACCGCGTCGCCCTCGACGGAGACGATCTCGAATTCGCGCCCGTGACATTTCCAGCGGGCGCCGACCGAGAACCGGGGGTCAACTGGCGGAGGCGCGGGCGGAGGCGGAGGCGCGGGCGGAGGCGCGGGCGGAGGCGGAGGCGCGGGCGGAGGCGGGGCGCCGATCGTCTGCGACGCGGCGAGAGCGCGGAGTCTGTCGAGCGTGGAAGCGAGCGCGGCGGGGCTTTGATCGGGCGTTGTCATGGCTTGGATTCCTCTCTGTTCGTCTGTCAGTGCGCAATGTTCGGAGTATTCGCAGGTTCGGCCGAAGGTTCGGCACGACTCCGCGCGGACTGGTAGCATTTCCGGGAGAACGCGCAAGCGCTTGATCTCGAGGATCTGACGCCCGGGGCTAAGGACGTGCGCCGCAATCCCGCGCTCGACGGCCTCGCGATCTAGCCGGAGCGAAACGACGCGCGTAGGGTAGCGCCCTCGCGAGGGGCGGGTTTGGGTGTAGTGCCAGGCGAGATCGACCGCGTCGATCTCGGGGCGCGCGTCAAGCTCGCACGCGGCGAGGATCAATGCCTGGACGTTCGCCCCGAGGTAGTTGGGCTCCCCGTAGCTATTCGTCGATCCGGGCGTCGCGGAGAGGGCGGAGCCGAGATCGCGAACGAATTTGTGATCGCCGATCCGGGAGCCGGTCTCGGTCCGGATCCGATAGTCCGCTTTCGAGAAAAAGATCAGGCCTTCGCGCTGGATCTGGGCCCCGATCTCGATCTCCGCGTAACCCGGAGCGGGGAGCGTGTGCAGCGCTTCCGCCACGATGGCGCCGGGGTATGCGATCTCGGTCGCTTCGCCGCGCTGGACATCGAGCGTTTCATCGAGGGCCGGAAGCGCGCCGGTGCGTAGGTAGGATTCCACGAGGGAATGGCACCGCGTTCCGAGGGCGTTCGCGCCCTTCTGGACGTCGTCCCCGAACCGGACGTTTCGAACGAGGATCCACGACGGGATCCGGGCGCACGTATGCAGGCGCCCGATCATGCTTGGACTGATCCGCATTCAATCCTCCGGCCCAATCCAATCGAACGATCCGGCGCTCGAAAAGTGATCGACCCTCTCGAGCCTCTCGATCGCGAGATCGTGATCGTCGTCGTCGGGGACCGAGTCGAGGGCTTCGATCCGGTCGGGGTGCTCCGCCGGCTCGAGCGGTCGAGAGGGCGCGGAGGGCGTGCGGCGGGCGGGGCGGGGGTTCATTCGAGTGTTACTCCGTCCACCGCGAGGCGGACCCTATCGAGCCCGATCCAGCGCGAGCGCGAGGGATCGGGGACCTTCGTGGTCGGGTGCGTGCGGCGCTTCTCGCTCGGGTGCGTGATGTAGGCGCCGAGGGCCCGGGCGAGCGGGGCGAGCGATCCGGCGGTCGTCCGCTGCACCCACGGCGTAACCTGAACCCAAACCGTAGCCCCGTCAAGCGCAATCCACGGGACCGGATACGAATCCTCGAGGGCGTCGAGGGCCTCCCTCGCGACGTCGGAGCCGATCCGTAGCTCGCGCTCGACCAACGCGGCGCGGGGCGTCGGGGGCTTCGCGTCGCGCTCGCGCTGGATCCAGGAGAGGTGTCGCGCGACGCGACCCAAGCGAACGGGATCGCCCTCGAAAGATCCGAGGCCTACCGAGACCGATCGCGCGGCCTCGACGCGCCCCGGATCTGTGATCTCCACGACGAAAAGGCGCCGGGCCAACGCGGCGATATCGTGGGCTCCGTAGGCTCCCCTCGATGCGAAAAGGCGATCAAGCCGGTTCGCGGCGAGGACGACGCGAACGCCTCCGCGGACGTAGACGGACCTATCCGTCCCCTTCGCCTCGATGACGTGGTCCATCGACGTAACGAGCGCGCGAAATTCCTCCGTGAGGGGGACGCCCGTGCGGGGGTCGCGCGGGATCCCTTCGTCTGCGAATAGGACCGGGCAGGCCGCCAACATCGCGGCAAACTGGCCGAGAACGCGCCGGAGCGGCGTCGCGCGGCGCGCCCCGAAGGTGCGCGCGACCGCGTCCGCGAGTAGGCTTTTCCCCACCTGGGCCCCTCCGATCAGAGCGAGCGCCGGAGCCGTCGACGTCAAGCGATCGCGGCGCGCGTAGGCGATCCAATCGAGCACCCCTCCGGAGGGATCGAGGATCTCTAGCCAGGCCGCGACGTCGCGATCCTCTTGGGGCTCCGGGATGTCGCCGACGGGCGGAGGTAGCGTCAAGGTCAAGCCGTCCACGCGCGGCGCGAGCGCGCTGTATTCGGTCGCGATCGTCGAGATCGCAACCCCGTAGGCGTCGACGATCTCCGCGGGGCTCATAGGTCGGGCTGCACCTTTCGCGGTCGTCTGATCCAGGACGCGGGACTCTCCCCAAAGCGCTCGAGCCATCGACCGCAAGGCCACGCCCTTCATGGGTCCTTCGTAGCGCGCGCGGTCCTCGGCGCGATCGTCGAGAACGAAATACCGATCGTCAAACTGCGCGACGAGCGGGAGCGAGGTCGCGCGCTTCTCGGCGCCCTCCGCGGTCGAGGCGAGGAGCCGATCCGTGAACGCGCGCGCTCCGGCGTTCTCGGTCTCGATCTTCTCGGAGGCGCGGATCCACTTCTCTCGGACGTGCTCCTCGGTCCAGCGCGAGGACGCGCCCCCGAGGCCCGCGACGTCGTCCCGAAGGATCGAAAGAGAGGGCGCGAAGATCGCGGAGATCGCGTCCGGCGGAGCCGTGGGAAGCTCCGCGGCGAGCGTCCAGATCACGCGCTTTGAGAGGAATTCGTCGACGCCCACGACGAGAGGGAGATCGCTCGAGCCGGGGCCGCCCTCGATCCGAAAGAGGCGCTCCCCGAGCGCGAGCCGGCGGATCACGCCCCATTCGTCCCCGCGCTTCCCCGCGGCGAGATCCGCGATCCGCTGGCGGAGGGTCGGGAGGTCCGCGTCCCCGTCATAAGCAACGGGCGTGCGCTCCGCGTCGAGGCCGGGCGGAGGGATCAAGGCGAGCCAAGAATCCGGGAGCGTCGCGATCACTGATCCTCGATCCGGTAGATCCCGCCTCGCGGGTGAACGGAGCCCGGGACCATGCAGACCCCGCCTTCTCCGCGGATATCGATCCCGCGGGCGGGGACGCCGGCGACCGTGCGGAGAGGCCTTGACGGTAGCACGTAGAGATGCAGGCCGCCAGTGGGCGAGCGTACGGAGAGGGTGCGGGGGATGGCGCCGTGCATCGCCTCGATGCGCTCTAGGGCGTCGAAGCCTCCGCCCTTCGTGTCGACGTCGATCACGGAGAGGCCGCTCGAGCGGCGGCCCGTCAGCAATAGGCGCGCCTGCGTTTCGGCGTAGTGCGGGCCTTCCTCGCCCGGAGCGAAGTCGGCCCAGCGGATCGCCGGGATCTTCGTCCCCGGCTTGACGGGGACCGTCGATACCAGCGCGATCCCGGCGGCGGCGAGGATCTCCCGGAACCGGCGGTATTCGTCACGATCCCAGGAGTCGGGGAGGGGCTCGAGCGCGTTCGTCATCGGCCCGGAGCATGGATCGGAGCCGGCGAGGTGTCAAGCGCCTATCGGCGCCCGCGGCGGGATAGCCTTCATCCGTGAGTTAGCGCACACGACTAGGGGCGAGGCGCCGGCTCCGGCGGGGGTCGTGTGCGGGATCTCACGTATGTCGTACAGGCTAGCGCGGTTGCCGCATAATTGACAAAATGGCGAAAACCGGACGAACGGCCTAGATTTGTCCCGGGCCCGGCCCGACCTCGGCCCGCCTCGATCGACCCGAGCTAAAGTCATGCGCCGCCTGGGTTTTTTGGTTTTTGTCCCGCGTGGCCCGCCAGATCTACCGTCACAACAAGATCACAGAGTTTAGATAGCTATTGCAATTGGATTGCAGATAGACTCTTGACTCCCCGCGCCAGCGAAAATAGGAAAATCGGCGGGCCAGGCGGGACAACTGAGGTCCGAGGCCCTTCGACGCCCGAAAATCCCGAGCAAGATCGGGCACTTCGCCCGCTTGTGAGGAAACGCACACCCGGCGGGCCAAGGTCGGGCCAAGGTCGGGCCACGCGGGACAACGGCTCCCGTGCCCGCGCCCGCTCCGGAACCTGCTATACTCGCCGCCGAAAGGGCGAAGCATGAAGCACCGAAAGATCCGCACCTCGCTTGATCCGCACCTCGAGGCTCCCGCGCTCGAGCCGGCTCCCGCGCCCCGCGGCGCCCCGCTGGCGCCCTCCGCGCGCCTCGAGGCTACCGGCGCCGCTCCGGGACGCTCCGCGGGCGTCCTGGAGGCGATGGCGAGCGCGAGCGCGGCGCGGGTCCTACGCAACGGGGCGAAGGCCGCGGCGGCCCGAGGGAAGGGCGCCTAGACTGAAATCGACCGAGACCCCGAAAATAGATCTTGCGCCTCGGTCGACTCCGATCCATTCTTACCGAGTCGCAAGGGCGACAACAAAGAAAGCGAGCGAACATGACGAACACCGACAAGATCCGCACGATGACGACCGCCGAGCTTTTCTACGCGCGCCAGGACTGCGCGGAGGCGGCGAAGGCCATGGACTCGATCGACCGCGCCGACGTCAACGGAGGCGATCGGGCCGGAAAGTACCGCGACGAAGGCGCCGCGATCGCGGCCGAGCTTCTCCGCCGCGGGGCGATCTGATCATGCGATGGTGGATCTACTCCGCCGGGGCGCCCGTCTACACGGTCGGGCGCCCGCTCCGGGCTAGCGCCCGCTCGAGCGTCCGCGCTCGCGCCGCGGGGCGCCTCGAGGCTCGAGCGCTGGCGGACGAATGGCGCGCGAAGATGCGCGCGGCCGGGTGTGAGACCCCGATCGCGTTCTCCTGGGGTCGGGATCCGGCGCCGCGATCCGAGCGAATCCCGGCGATCTGAGACAATCGACCGAGGCGCCGAAAAAAGATCTTGCGCCTCGGTCGACTTCGATCCATTCTTACCAAGTCGCAAGGGCGACAACGAAAGAAGAAGGAAACGATGACGAACGCCACCGCAACCTACGAGATCAGCATGACCGGCGAGAACTTCGGGATGATCTACGCGCCTTCGCGCGACGGTCGCGGGCTCCGCCCCGTCGGCGGGATCGTGGTCCGCCCTAACGCTAACACCGTCACCCTCTCGCGCCGGCTCCCTGCTCGAGCGTGCCGCGCGGGCGAAGGCCTTGGCTACACGGTTCCGGAGCATCGCGAGACGATCAAGCTCCCGATCGCGAGCTTCGATGCTCTCGCGCTGGCTCACGAGATCCTCACGGAATGGGCCCGCTGAAAAAAGATCGGCTCCGGAGTTGACAGGCTCCGGAGCCGGTGCTAGGTTCACTGAGTCGCAAGGGCGAACGAGAAAGAAAGAGAAGAAACACCATGACGAACGAGCAGAAGATCGACGCGGCGCGCAAGGTCCGGAGCGCTTGGGAGGCCCTCGCGCCGGAGGCTCGCACGTTCGAGGGCGCGCGCGCCTTGATCTCGGGCGCTGGATTCGACTTCTCCGAGGGTTGGACGAATAGCTACGGGCGCCGCTTCGTGACGTGTTGGAACACGTTTTCGGGCACCATGGGCCACCCGTGCGTGACCCTCGAGGTGTCCGCGTGATCCGCGTGTACGCGTTGATCGAGGGTGTCTGGCACGTCTCGCGAATGTCCTGGCGCGTGACGACGACAACCGCGTGTCAACCGACGCTCGCGCCCGCGTCCTCCGCGCGCGTGTTCGACATCCTGACAACGGACATCGGATCGGACGCGGTCGGCCCGCTCGAGCGGCGCGCCCCGAGGTGTCCGCGATGTCCGGGGGATTGGGGCCCCGTGGTTCCCCGTGCTACCGTGACGGAGTGACCCGCAGATCCCACGCTCGACGGGACGACGACGAAAGCGACGGCGCGGAGCCCCTCGAGGGCCCGCCCGCCGCGCTGGATCCGTGGTCCCGTCAACCCGGGGAGCCGGATCTAGCTTGGGCCCTTTTCTCTCGCTTCGTCATGTCGGAGGCCCCGACGATCGCGGCGTTCGCGCGGGCCGAAGGCTCGAGCGGCGCGCCGGCGCTGGCGGCCCTCGCGGCTCGCTGGCGCTGGCGTGCGAGGCGCGCGGCCCTCGAGGCCCACTTACACGACGCCCGGATCTCCGGAGCCGTCCGCGAGGCGCGAGAGCAGGGCGCCGCGCACGCTCGAGCGACGTCCGCCGCGCTCGCTTGGGCGACTGAGTCAATCCTCGCCCGCTCCGCCGCCGGGGAGCTTCTAGACGCTCGCACGGCCGTTGCGGCGATGAAAGCCGCGATCGAGCTAGAGCGGCTCGCGAGCGGCGAGCCTACGGCCCGCACGGCGATCGATCTCTCGCACGTCCCGGACGACGCGCTAGCCAAGCTCCGCGCTACCCTCGAGGCCGTGACGGATCCCGCTCGAGCGCCGGAGCGGGAGCCGGATCCCCAAGCAAACTAGGGCGATCCGTAGGGCGCGAGAAAAAGATCGAAAAAAGATCGGGCGGGGGCTTGCGCTTCTCGGGAGCCGATGCTAGTTTCACTGAGTCAGCAAGGGCGACACGAAAGAAAGAGAGCAAAGACCATGACCAACATCCCCACGATCACGAACGAAAAGAACCGCAAGGCCGCTCGAGTCGCGCTCCGCGCCGTCGCTAAGAGTCTCGGGATCTCCGTGGGGGCGCTGGTTCGCCCCTGGGGGCGCCTCGCCGCGGTCGAGGGGTATCTAGCCCTCGCGCGTCGCAAGCTCGAATCCGGACCCCACGGACCCAGCGCGACGACCCTCCGGATCGGCGACGTCGTCGTCGCGGATTACTTCGGTACGCTGGTGTGCGGGCGGATCCGGGCGTTCGACGGCTCCGGCTATTGCTACCTCGATCAGACCCACGCGGGATCCTGCGATCACAACGGGCGATCCTACGACGGGATCGTGCTTGCCCCCTACCAGCGAAAGAGCGTGATCAAGATCGGGCGCAAGCCTTTCACGAAGATCGAGATCGCCTCGACCGCGTGCATGGGCGGAACATACGGGGTCTGAAAAGAAAATCGCTCCGGAGCCTTGACGGGCTCCGGAGCCGATGCTAGGTTCACCAAGTCGCAAGGGCGACCGAGAAAGAAAGAGAGCGAACATGACCCCCACGCATTATCTCACGACCCCCGTTCGATACTTCGACGATCGCCCGCAGGCGTCGGGCGCCTCGATCGAGATCCCCGCAGGCGTCGCCGTCGAATTCGACGGGCGCGCCCCGAGCGGAATGGCGCGGATCTTCCTCCCGGCGATCGTGATCGGCGGAGGCATTCGGAAGCTCCCGATGGTGGTTGTCCCTTTCAACGCGATCGAGGCCCTGTGACCTCCGCGAAGATCGAGATCTGGATCGACGCCGATCGAGTCGTGGACGGGTGGGGGAGCCATCGGAGCGCGCGCCGGATCGCCGTCGGGCGCCTCTCGACGCTCGAGCGGGAGGCGCTCGAGCGCGGCGCGCTGGGCCTCGAGGGTGCTCCTCCGGCCGGAGGTCGCGGGAGGGGGTCTACCTACCGCCGGATCGTCAAGGTCGGCCCGTCCTGGTACGCGCGGACGATGACGCCCGAGCAGGAAAAGGCCGAGGGCGTGTCGGATTGAGAAAAAGATCGGGCGGGGCCTTGCGCTCCGCCAGATTCCGATCTATAGTCTCGGAGTCAGCAAGGGCGACCGAGAAAGAAAGCGAAGAAACACCATGACGAAGACGAACGAGATCACGACCGAGACCCCCGCCTCTATCTGCATCGGATCGGATCAATACGCCGCGAAGATCCTCCGGGTAACTCCCTTCACCGTGACGGCGAAGATCGCCCGCGAGGACGAGAAGCCTATGATCTTTCGCCTCAACCGCTTCGGATCGTGGAGGTCCGGAAACTTCCGGCTCGCGCTCGGAAAGAGCGAGACGATCCTGGATCCGTGTTTCTGATCCTCGCGTGCTAGGCTCCGGAGGAAAAGGCCGAAGGCGTGGCGGATTGACGAGAATCGACCGAGGCGCGAGAGAAAGATCTTGCGCCCGGTCCGGCTCCGATCCATTGTTACCGAGTCGGCAAGGGCGACCGAAAAGAAAGCGAAGAAAAAGACCATGACGAACACGAACTGCGAAACGACCTACGGCGTCAACGCGCTCACCTGCGACCCGATCGTCATCGAATGGATCTTCGGGCGCATGATCGAGAGTCACGGGATCGAGGCCGCTCGAGCGGCCCTCCGCGCCGTCAATGCGAAGCGGGAGCGCCTCGGACGGATCCCCGCGTACCCCGCCCGACTCTGGGCCTGACCCCCCGTGCTAGGCTCCGGAGCATGATCAAGCTCCGGAGCCTGCTACCCCTCGCCTTCCTGATCCTAGCCGCGGGTTGCGGCTCGAGCCCGGTACGCACCTCCGCGCACGCGCTCGAGGTCGCCGCGCTCGCGACGTCGACGGCGGGGGACGCGATCTCGCTCGCCTCCGAGACCGACGCGCGGGCATCCTGCCCCCGAGGCGCGTCGGAGCCGGACGCGTGCCTCGCCACGGTCTCGGATCGCTGGGCTCCCGTCGACCTCGCCTTCTCCGGCGCCCGCCTGGCCCTCGGCGCCTGGTACGCGTCGACGGTCGCGGCGAGCCGCTCCGGTGACTCCGAGGGCTTGCTGGGCGCCGCGCTCGCCTTCGCTCGAGCCTTCGCCGCGAGCTACGCGGACCTCCGCGCCGTCGCGGCGAGGCTCGGGCTCCCGCTTCCCGATCTCCCGGCCTTCTGAATCCGTGCTAGGGTAGGTCTCGTCCGGTTCTCGTTCGTCCGGCTCCTCTTTCGTTCGTCCTAGCGCCCGCCGGTCCCTTTCCCGGCGGGCGCGCCTATTTCCGCCACCCGATTCCCGAGCAAGATCGGGCGCTTGAAAGAAAGATCGAAAAAAGATCGGCGCGGGGGTTGCGCTTCTCCGGAGCCGATGCTAGTTTCACTGAGTCAGCAAGGGCGACGGCGAGAAAGAAAGCGAGATCACGATGACGAATACCAAGAATCGCTGCATGTACTGCAAGGGCGCTCGCGCGTCGTTCCTCGTTCCGGGGTTGGATGATACGTACGCGCACGTCGCCTGCTACAGGGCGGACGTGGCCGGAACCTACAACGACGCGGCGCCCCGGACACCCAAGGCGCGCAAGAACGCTCATGCTATGTGCGTCGCGAATCACGCAACCCGGCCCGACACCCGGAGCGCGGAGCGCCGCGCGGAGGATGACGCTCTAGAGGCCTGGCTGGCGGACTGATCCGTTTCACGTGAAGCATCCCGGAGCCTGCTACGCTCCGGGATGCCCGAAACCGAGATCGTCCGGATCGTGATCGCCGCGCTCGAGATCGTCTCCCGCGCGGCCCCTGGGTTCCTCGCCGCGTTCTCCGGAGCCGACTCCGACGAGAAGGCGCTCGATCGCGCGCGAGTTGCCCTCGAGGCCGTGCCGACCGATCCGGCGAAGCGCGGGGTCGAGCGCTGGCGGGCGGAGCTTCGCGGGGCGTGAGAGCCCGCGCGCGCCGGCGCGTCGAGGCGCACGCTCTAGCCGTCGCGGGGGCCCTACTCCCGCGCGTCAGTCTGTCGATCGCATGGACGACGCACCCTCTAGCGGGAGCGGAGGGCGAGGAGGTCCATGCCGTGGCCTTTTCGTGTGGCGAGCACGCCATCGTGGTCCTCGACGAGGATGTTTTCGAGCGCTCTAGCGCGGCGGAGCGCGAGGACACGATACGGCACGAGATCGCGCACCTGCTCGCGTGGCACCGGCACGGGCACGAGATCACCGATCACGGTCCGGAGTACCGCGCGGCGCGGCGCGATCTCGATCGCACGCTCGACTCCGACGACGACGGAGCGTGCTAGCGTCGTGGATGCCGCGTAGCCCCGTCGACCTCGAGGAACACGATCGCAAGCTCCGCGCCCTATCGGAAGACATCGCGCGCGTTGCGGCCGAGCGAGGGATCGACCCTGGCGCCCTCCGGCGCTCCGAGTATTACGATGCGATCGGAGCCGCTCCGAGCTACGCCCAACGCTTCTACGGACCGGCGCGGGAACTTGCGAGCGGAGGCCGGCGCGAGGCTCCGCCCGTCGACGCGATCCCGGACGGGCACGCAATCAAGGGCGTCTCGACCTACGTCGACGCCGCAGGCCAGGTCAAAGGCCAGTGGGTCAAGACGCGCCTGGTAGGCGAACCGATCGAGGATCAGATCGCGCGCATGACTGCGAAGCTCCCCGCGATCGTCCCGACGCGCTCCGGCTCGATTCCCCTCCCGGCGCTCGAGCGCGATCCCGATCTCCTCGCGGTGTACCCCCTCGGAGATCCACACGTGGGGATGCTCGCCTGGGGTCGCGAGTCGGGGGCCAACTTCGATCTCGAGATCGCGGAGCGGCTCCTCGTCGGAGCCGTGCGCGATCTCGTGCTCCGAGGTCCGCGCGCCTCCGGAGCCTTGATCGTCAATCTCGGTGACTTCTTCCATTTCGACAACGAGCACCAGCGCACCACGCACGGCGATCACTCGCTCGACGTCGACGGGCGGACGGCGCGCGTTCTCGAGATCGGGCTCCGGATCTTCGTCGCGATGATCGACGCGGCGCTAGAGCACCACGATCTCGTCGTCGTGGATTGCGTCGCCGGCAACCACGATCGATACACCGCGATCATGCTCGCGCTCGCGCTCCGACAGTACTACCGATCGGAGCCTCGCGTCGACGTCCCGATCGATCCGGCGTCTCGCCACTACTGGATCCACGGTCGTGTCCTGATCGGGACGACGCACGGAGACCGCGGGCGCGTTGAGGATCTCGGCGCGATCATGGCGGCGGAACGACCGGCGGAATGGGGCCATGCGAAACACAGGCACTGGCTTTGCGGGCACGTGCACCATAGCCAAGTCAAGGAGCTTCGTGGGGTGACGATCGAGACGTTCCGCACCCTCGCCGCGCGGGATTCGTGGCACGCCGCGCAAGGCTACACCGCGCAGCGCGATCTCAAGCGGATCGTCTATCATCGATCCTACGGGGAGATTGAGCGGGCGACCGCGGGGATCGACTATCTCGAGCGAGCCGCGCGCGTCGAGTGATCTCCGAGGACCGACAGAAGATCGCCGAGACGATCGTCGCGCTCGACAGAGAGCAGTCGCGGCGCGCCTTCTCCGCGTTCGCGCGCCTCGCCTGGCCTTACGTCGAGCCGTCTCCGTGTCGATGGTCGTGGCATATGGGCGCGATCTGTGAACACCTCGAGGCGGTCTCTCGAGGCCAGATCCGCGATCTCGTGATCGCCGTTCCCCCCGGACACTCCAAGTCGCTTCTCGTGACCCTGTGGAACGCGTGGGATTGGCTGGCGGTCGATCCGACGCGCCGCACGATCTCCGCGACCTACGCGCAGGATCTCTCCGAGAAGTCTGCGCGGATCCTCCGCGGGCTTCTCGAGACCGAATGGTGGCGCGCGCGCTGGCCCGCGCTGGCGCTTGATTCCGACGTTGAGGATCGGATCCGCATGTTTCGCGTCCGGTCGAAGGGCTGGCGCTTCTCGACGTCCGTGGGCGGGACCGTCACGGGCTATCACGCCGACATTCTCGTGGGGGACGATCTCGCGAAAGCGCAGGACGCGGACGGACGCGCGGCGCTCGATCCGATCGCGCTCGAGCGCGCCAATCGGTTTTGGTTCAGCACGCTACACACCCGCCGCGCGGACGCGCGCACCACGCGGCGCGTTCTCATCGGCCAGCGCTTGCACCACGACGACACCCCCGGGCGCGCGATCGAGGCGGGGTATACGGCCTTGATCCTTCCGGCGGAATTCTCGAGCCGCTCCGCGTGCGTCGTTCGCGAAACCGGATTCCGTGATCCGCGCACCGTTGACGGCGAGCTTTTGTGTCCGGACCGCTTCCCGGCGGAAGTGATCGAAGCCGATCGCGTCGCGCTCGGGCCCCAAGGGCACGCCGCGCAAAACAATCAGGATCCGACCCCGCCCGACGGGATGCTATTCAAGCGCGTCTTGGATCATCGATGGAAGCCCGATCCGTTGACGGGTGAACCTCCCGTCGGCGGGCGCACGATCATCACGTGCGACGCTACGTTCAAAGATACGAAGTCGAGCGACCTAGTCGCGATCCAGGCGTGGCGCGGGCCCGTCGCCGGCGCGTTCCTGCTCCTCGCTCGAGACACCCGCCGCATGTCTGCGAGCGAGACCGTCCGCGCCCTTTTCGCCATGGCGGCACGCTTCCCCGGCGCGGCGATCTATATCGAGGACAAGGCGAATGGCACGGCGATCGTCGACTTTTTCAAGGCGGAGCTTGTGGGCTTGACTCCGTGGGATCCGGGTCAAGCGTCAAAGTATTCGCGCGCCGAAGCGAAGGCGTACCTATTCGAAACCGGGCGCGCGCTCGTTCCGCCCGATTCCGTGGCGCCTTGGGTGGCAGACTACGCCGCGACGTTGCAGCGCTTTCCTCTGGCGAAACACGATGACGACGTCGACGCAACGACCATGGCCCTTCTGATCCTCGACTCGCGCTCCGCCCGATCCTACGCGGAGGCCGTCGCGAAAATGGCAGAGGACGCGCGCGGCGGAGCCTCGCGGGAGTAGGCTACACTTCCGCGCATGGCGCTTCGAGATCTGACAGCGTGGTTCAAGGATCAGCTCCGCGAGGACGGCTGGTTTTCGCTGGTGACGGGCCTCGGAGGTGCGCGCGATCGCTCGACGTCGGTACGCCCGATCTTCGTCGCGATCGACGATGTCACGATCGAGGCCCTTTACCTCGGAAACGGGCTCGCCGGAACCATCGTCGACGCGGTCCCGGACGACGCGATCGGAACCGGGATCGGCACCGGCTCGGAGGCGCTCGATCAAGCGCTCCGACGCACCGGCGCGATCGACCGCGCGGGCGAGGCCTGGCGCTGGGGCCGCGCGTACGGGCGAGGGGCCGTCTACATCGGCCTTTCGGACCGGCTCGGCCCCCAGTCGGCCCCGGTCGCCCTCGAGGCGATCCAGCCCGGGGATCTGACCTTCCTCGAGGCCGTCGACGGGATCGACTTGACCCCCTCGCGCTTCGAGGAATCGCGCGCGAGCGCGAGCTATGGGCGCCCCTCGCACTACTGGATCTCGGGCGCGCGCGTGGGTCAGGAGATCCACGCGAGCCGCTTCGTTTTCTTCGGTGGGGCCCTGACTCCCGCGCGAACGAAGATCAACCGCTCCGGAAAGGATCTCTCGGTCCTACAACGCCCTTACGACGCGCTCCGAGACGAAGGGTCAAGCAACGCGGCCGTGATCTCCGCGTTCCAAGATCTGAGTCAAGCGGTTTTTAAGATCAAGGATCTCGTCACGATGATCGCGAACGGCCAGGCGTCGATCATGCGCGATCGCATGGAGATCGTGGATCTCGCGCGGAGCGTCTCGCGCGCCGTGGTTCTCGACGCGGACGGCGAGTCATTCGAGCACGTCGGAGCGGCGAACCTTACGGGCGTCGACGCGCTACAGGGCCGGATCCTTCAACGTGTGGCGTCGTGGGCTGGAATGCCGGCAACGCGCCTTCTCGGGGTCTCGCCGGTCGGAATGAACGCCACGGGCGAGAGCGATCTCCGGATCTGGTACAAGCGGATCGAGGTCGAGCGCCAGCGCCACGAAGCGCAGATCGCGACCCTGATCCGGACCGTCGCGCGCGCGAACGCGATCGAATGGTCGGGGGAGATTAGGTGGCCTGCATTGTGGACCCCGACGCCGGCGGAGAAGGCCGCGCAGGAGTCGATCGAGGCGACGACGGACGCGGCTCGGATCGCGTCCGGAGTCATCGACGCGGCGGAGGCGCGCGAGATCCGGCTCGGAGGCGCGAGCTACCACGAGATCCTTGAGGCTGCGAAGATCGGAGCCCTCGAGGAAGACGACGGAGCCGATCCGGAGATCCTCCGCCCCGCTTCGGGCGAGACCTGGATTGACACCGGCGATCAGCACCGGCTACAGGTAACCGCCGTCGCGAACGGGCGGATCTTCTTTCTCGATCTCGACTCCGCGGATCCTGCCCGTCAGTACGCTTGGGCGGAGCCCTACTTCGTCGAGCGCGCGCGGCGCGTCGAGGTCCAGGCCCCGTGACGGCGAAGCCCTCGAGGCGCGCGGCCCTCGCGGCGCGCCGTGCCGCCCTCGCAAAGCGCGAGCGCGTCGCGAAGCGGCCCGCGGTACCTCTCGACGTCGCGGAGGCGTACGCGGGCGCCCTGCGAAGCTTGAACCGCGATCTAGCGGCGGAGGTCCGCGCCTTCGTCCGGCCCTGGCTCGACGCGCGGCGCGAGGAGCAACGCGCGGAGGCGCGCGAGGACGCGGCGGGGGATCTGGACTTCGGCCTTCTCCGGGTCCGGCTCGAGAAGATCGCGAAGGATCGAGCGCTCGATCTCGTTGACCGTTTCGGGCGCCGGATCAACAAGTGGAACGTCGAAGATCTCGCCGCGGTTCTCCGGATCGACATTGACGCGGAGCCCCCCGCGATCCTCCGACTTCTTGAGGCCTGGCGTCGCGAAAACGTAGGCCTGATCACCTCGATCGCGAAGCGCCTGCACGGGGACGTGCGCGACGTCGTCCGCGCAGGCGCGCGCGAGGGGACGCGCGTCGAGACGATCGCGGATCAGATCCGGGAGCGTTTCGACGTTTCGCAGTCGCGCGCGAATCTGATCGCGCGAGATCAGATCTTGAAAGGGAACGGGGATCTTACGGTCGCGCGCTGCTCCGAGGTCGGGATCACGCACTATCGGTGGAGCACGTCGCGAGACGAGCGCGTCCGCGGGAACCCTTCGGGGAAATGGCCGAAGGGTCTACACTACGCGCTCGACGGAAAGATCTTCGCGTTCGCGGATCCGCCGATCGTGAACCTCGAGGGCGACCGCGCGAACCCCGGGACCGACTACCAATGCCGGTGCGTGGCGATCCCGATCCTCGGAGACTAGCCGTCCACGTGCTACAGTCAAGCGGAATGGTCCTCCGGCTCGACCGATCTCCCCTCTCGAAAGCGACGCGCCTTGACTCCGGCGCGATCCGCGTTCCGGCGCGCTTGACGCGGACGGGCGTGTTCGCGTATCGACAGGCGGACGGATCGACGCGGCGCGAGTACCGGCCGGCGGACGAAGTATTCGCTCCGAGCGCCCTCGAGGCGCTCCGCGCCGCTCCCGTCACCGCGGAGCACCCTACCTCCGGCGCGCGGCGTGTGACGGCGGAAACGTGGTCCGGGGTCGCGATCGGGCATGTCGGCGACGACGTCCGCGCGAGCGAGGATCGGCGCTTCGTAGAAGCGAGCGTTGTGATCTCCGACGCCGGCGCGATCTCTCGCGTCGACTCCGGCGCGCTTCGTGAAGTCTCCGTTGGATACGACGTCGATCTGGAGATGACCTCGGGCGTTTCGCCCGAAGGCGAGCCGTACGACGCGATCCAGCGCCGGATCCGGCCGAACCACGTTGCGCTCGTCCCCCGCGGCCGAGCCGGCTCCGAAGTCTCGCTCCGCCTCGATTCGGCGGGCGACGAAGTCAACGACCCCAGCCCTAAGGATCCCCCGCCCATGCAGATCAAGATCGCCGGCCGCGAGTACGCCGCCGGATCCCCCGAGGCCGAGGCCGCGATCGCGGCCCTCTCCGCTCGCGCCGACGCGGCCGAGGCATCGGCGAAGGCCGCGCGCTCCGTCCTGATCCGCGATCGCGTTCGCTCCGCCCGCATCGAGGCGCGCGCCGACGCGGACGACAACGCGGTCATGATCGACGTCGTCAAGCGGATCGCGCCGGACGTCGATCTCTCGAGCGCAAGCCCGGACTTCGTCGCGGGCGCGTTCGCCGTCGCGATCGCGATCGCCCTCGCGAAGATGGGCGCCGACGAGAAGCCGAAGGCGCCGGCGCAGCCCGGATCCCCCGACGCTCCGGCGGCGGGCGCCGCGGGCGCTCGAGCCGACGCGATCGACGCGGCTTACGCGAAGATCCGCGCCGACCGCGCGGAGGATCCGAAGGCGGAGACCGCCGAGGACATCCGCGCGCGCGTTCTCGCCGCGCAGCGAAAGGCCGTTTTCGCGGGTCTTTGATCCGCTCGGACCCGCAACCCTCATCCCTCTCGGAGCCTAGACAATGCCTTTCAATTCGGTCGTTTCCGATCTCGCGCACGCCTACCCCGGACAACTTGCGGAGCCCCTGGCGCCGAAATTTGCCCGATCCTTCACCGTGCAGACGGCTATCAGCGCGGGGCGCCTCGCGAAGCGCGGCACGGACGCGGACGATCAGATTTCGCCCGTCACGACTGGGGACACGGTCACTGTCGCGATGCTCGCCGGCGTAGTGCTGCTGGATACCTCGAGGCCTGTGGAGGATATCGGCGGCTCCGGAATCGTGGCGGGCAAGTCTGCGTCCGTGCTCCGGCTCGGATCGGTGTATATGGAATTCGTCGAGGCCGTGACGGCGGGGGAGTGTGTTGGGATTGTCCTCTCTACCGGGGCCTTGAAGGGCTATGCGCAAGGCACCGCGGCGGGTTCGATCCCGACAGGGGAGGTTCTCGTTCCGGGCCTCCGGATCGCGCAGACGACAGGCGCGGCCGGATGCGCGATCGTCGAAGTCAATCTCTTCGGCAACCAGGACGCGGCGACCGTCGGCAGCGGCGCCTGAAAACCCCCACTTCCCGCCTCACAAGGATCAACGACTCATGAACATCAAGCCCTCCGACGAGAGTCTCCGCGCCGCGCGACGACTCTCCGAGATCGCAAACCGCACCGCCGAGGACGAGGAGATCGATCGCGACTACCGCAATCGACGCCTCGACGCGGACGAGACCGCCATGCTCGCGCTCCAGCTCGAGCAGCTCCGCGCGCGGGTCTATGAGGCCCCATACTCGAATCTTCAAACCGTCGCCGCCGTGCCGATGTCCTCGGATGTCGACGCGGACGCGGAGTCTTTCGCGTGGGAAGAGATCGACAGAGTCGGCGAAGCCGCCTTCATCTCCGACGACTCCCTCGGCGACGATCTGCGATCGGTAGAGATCAAGGGGGTCAAGCAAACTCGAGCGATCTTCACGGCGGGCGTCGCCGTGAATTATTCTATGGCCGAGATGCGGCGCGCGGCGCGCGCAGGAAAGCCGCTCCAGGCCCGCAAGCTCGCGGCGGCACGCGAGGCCTTCGATCGTCTCGTGGACCGCGTCGCGGCGCGCGGCGATACGGTCCACGGCATCGCTTCGGGCGTCTGTAATCATCCCGTCGGCACGGGCTCGACGCAGGTCAGATCTACGGCCCTTACCTCCGCGGCGTGGGCCACGGGCGGCCTTGTCGCGCAGACGATGCTGGACAATCTACTAACCGCGGTCGCCGCGCAGGTGTCCGACTCGGACGGCACCTTCGCTCCGGATACGCTCGCGCTTCCGATGTATGCACGGCTCCGTCTCGCACATACGATGTTCACCGACGGACGGCCGGAGTCGGTGCTTGAGCGCTTCCTCAAGATCAACGGCTCCGTGAGGCGCGTGATCGATCTCAATCGCTTGAAGGAGGCGGACGGCACCGCCGCGAATCAGTCGCGCGGCCTTCTCATGGCGACGAGCAATCAGAACTTCGAGATCGTCGTCCCCCAGCCCTTCACGCTCCGCCCGCCGCAGGAGATCGGTCTGGGCGTCAGGATCATGGCGATCGGCAGGATCGCGGGCTTCGTGATCTACCAGCCCCTCTCGATGCGCTACCTCACGGGCCTCCCGAACGCCTGATCGGATCCACGTCGACACCGAAGCCCGCGCGATCGCTCGCGCGGGCTTCGCCTTTTCGTCTGCTATCTTGATCGTGTATGACGGTCACGGCCTCCGCGTTCCGCTCGTTCTTCGGAGAAACGTTCGCGCGAACCCCGGAATCGATGATCGCGGCGCGTCTCGCGATCGCGGAGGCGCGGACGCCGGCGGAGGTGTGGACGGTCGAGACGATACGTGACGCGGGCGTCTACTACCTCGCCGCGCACATGCTCGCGCTCGAGAGCCCCGCGCGCGCTATGCGAAAGGGAGAGCCTCCGGGGGAGTCGCCCTACTCGCGCGAGCGGAAGATCCTCGAGGCGATCGTCTCGTCCGGCTTCCGAACGGCCGGCGCGGCGCCGTACGCGGGTGATGTAGCCCTCGACGCGGAGACGGGGGGTCGATGACGGTCCGAACGGTCGACCGAGGCGCTACGGCGCTCCTGGCGCGACTTCGCGAGCGCGCTCGAGCCGTCGAGGTCGGGATCCTCGGCGCGGAGGCGCGGCGCGAGGAAGGCGCGGGCGTCACGGTCGCCGACGTCGCGGCGTGGGCGGAGTTCGGTCTCGGACAGCCGCGCCGATCGTGGCTGGTCGACTGGATCGAAGCGAACGGCCCCGCGCTCACGGAGCGCACGAAGATCGAGTCTCGCGCCATCATCGCGGGCGATCGGACGAAGGCCCAAGCGCTGGGCCGGCTCGGACTCTGGATCCAGGGCCAGATCCAGCAACGGATCGCGAACGGGATCGATCCCGAAAACGCGGAGTCAACGATCCGGAAAAAGGGATCGTCAACGCCCTTGATCGACAAGGGTCAGTTTCGATCTTCGATCGCGACGAGGGTTGTATGACGCGGATCTTTCTTCTCGCGCTCGCGTTCGCGCTCGCCGGGTGCCCCGCGCCGGTTTGTCCGACGACGGCGACGCGCTGTACATCGGAGCGCGTCGAGGTGTGTGACGCGCGCGGACAGTGGCGCCCGGTCTCCGACTGCGCGGAGGTCGCGCGCTCGAGCGGCGGCGAGTGGACGTGTGGAACGACGCGCGAGGACGGGCGCGAGATCAACGCGTGTCTTCGGGTGGAGGGGCGATGATCCCGGACTCCGAGATCCGCCCCGAAATCGTCCGCGCGTACGCCGATCACATGGCGCGCGCGTACGGCGCGACGATCGTGCCGAAGGCGTCAAGCGCAGCCATGAAAGCGGCGGGCGCGTTCCTTCGCGCCTTCGGTTTCGGTCTCGGCGCACGCTGGGAGACGCACGTGGTGACGACGATGGGCCGAACAATCTTCGTCCCCTTTGATCTCGGCGTGGGCGGAGTTTGGTCCCCCTGGGAACAGATCGCGACGATCGCGCACGAATGCCAGCACGTCCACGACGGTACTGCGGGCGGGCTTGCGCGCGATCTTGGGTATCTATTTTCGACGTCCGACCGCACGCACGCGGAGGCAACGGCCGTTGTGACGTCGATGGAATTGCACTGGTGGCGATACGGAACGATCGAGCGATGGTGGACCCGCACGCGCGCCGAGGCGTTGCATGGGTACGGCGTGAGCGACGCGGATGTTGAGCACATCTTCGCGCACCTGCTTGCCGCGGCGCCGACCGTGAGGCGCGGAGGTTTCGTCTCACATGCGGGCGAGACGGCGATCGCGTGGCTCGACGTGAATGCGCCGGAGCTTCGCGCGCCGAACGTGCGATCGCGGGGCGCCTCGTGAGTCTTTCGAGCGCGTTGATCGAGATCCTCCGCCTCGCGGTTTCCGATCCGGCGCTCGACGTCCGGATCGGTGATCGGACGTCGCGGTGGGTCTCGGACGTCGCGAACGTTTCGATCCGCGTTCTCGGGATCCGGCGCATCGGGATCGACGAGCCGCGCGTCCGCGACGACGGCGATCCCTCCGGCGATCTCCGCGAGACTAT